TGATGTGCTAAGTTTTCCATAATACCGTCTGGTGCAAGAAAACGATATACAGGAAATTCTGTATTTCTACTGTATGTCAATCCACCACCTCTGTTTCCTGTTGATTGTGATTCTAATTTAAGAGGCGTAAATTTCAGCCACATACCATCTTTGAAATTTGCCCAAGGACCCCAATCTGGAATATTCACAATTGATTGTTGGCCTGTATTTATTTGTCCTGATTTTATTTTAATTGCTAATGCCATTTTTCTCCTTAACCCAGCATATTACCTAAAGCTAATCCTGATAGTTCTACTGTATCTGGTATTTGTCCAGAACTATCTGATTTTGATTCTTGATTATTTTGACTCATTATATTATTTTGTTCCATTGTTCCTTGTTGTATACTACCTAATTTTTCTCCAATTTCTCTTTGATTTTTTCTAGTTTCTTCTTTTTCTTCTCTCTTTATTGCACCTGTCATTTCTGCTACTTGTAAAAGTTTAACATTAACCTGTTCAAATTGTGCCATCTTATTTTCTTCTTCTGGTTTGAGTTCTTCTTTTTTCTTTTTAGCTTCAGCAGCAAGTTCTTCTTTATTTTTTGTTGTAACTTGATCTATTACAGCAACACCTTCTTCAGTTGCCTTTTTATCTTCTTCTATTTTTTTTTGTTTACTCTTGAAAAAGTCAACGATCTTTTTAAATATTACTGGAATCCATCCAAATGCTTTTCTAAAACCTTTCCAAAAATCTTCAAAAACTTCTTTAATTTTACTGAAGCCTTCTTTTAATTTTTCTATTCCTTTGCCTTTGAAAAATCCCATAAAAATTCCAGCAACAAATTTCCAAAAAGCAAAAACAGCTTTCAGATATTTTCCAAACAAATCAATAACCCATTCCATACCCTCAACAAGTTTTTTTCCAACACCACCTTTTATTTCAACACCAAAAAGTTTGAGAATTTTATCTGTAATCCAACCTATCAATCGTAATGGCATTTCAAAAATTCCTCTAATAACATTTTGTAGACCACTTATAATTTTTTCTTTAAGACCACCTTCTGTTTTAAAGAATCCAATAAAGAAGTCAATGATAGCAAATAATGGAAACAAGAATTTACTACCAATTCCTTTACCAAGCCTAAATGCTTTTGCAAACATACTTCCACTTGTTTTAAACCATTTAGCAAGTCGCCCAAATTGTCCAAAAAACTTACCAACAAAACCTGTTATTTTTGGGAATTTTAATTTTAATAATCTTCCTAATGGGGTAAGTATTTTTCCAAGAGCTTTACCAATTAATATGAAAGGTTTTAATATTGTTGATTTGAGAACTTTCGACCATGTAACAGCAAAACCCGCAACCATACCAAGCATAAGACCAAGTATAAACAACAACATTTTTACAGGTTTCTTTTCATCAAATTTTCTGAGGCTCGCAAGCTTCTCACCTTTGAAATGTAACCAAAGACCTTTCATATATTCTTTAGTCTTTTCCAAAAGTTTATTTCTTTTTTTATCACCCTTTGATTCTTTATCACCTTTGAAAAATGTATAAATATGTTTTGTTGTGTTCTTTAAACCTTCATAGACACCTTTTATCAAACCTGTTATTTCCGAACCAAGTACATCAGTAATATGGCCACTAACAGTACTCACTAAACTATTCCATGATTCTTTTATTTTTGTTCCAAAAGCAGCAAGAAGGCGAATTGATTTATGCTGTTCTTTGAGGTTTTCCCACCATTTACTGAATATCTTTTTATAATTCATATAAGTAAGTAATAGTTGTGATCTCATTGCTCCATAACCACCTTCTATTACTTTCTTTTTCCATTCATCAATAAGACTTTCTATTTCTTCTTTTTCTTTTTCTTTTTCTTCTAATAAGGCCCATTCTTTGTCTATGATTAATTGATTCTGATAAGCAACACTGCTTTCCAGTTTTTTTCTTTCTTCTCTTTCTTTTTTTAAATCATTAGAAAACTCTTTTAAGATGTTTTTCATGTCTAATGCCATTATATATTCTCCAAATAAAAAAGGTCTCAAAGAAATGTCCTTGAGACCTTTAAGTCCATTAGGTTTTTAACCTAAGCGAAACATTGTTAACCTAGTGATGCTTCCAATTGTTCTGCTTCATTTTTTAAATCAGTAAGTAATAAATTCAAATATGCTTCTCTTTCAAAGTCAGGTAATAAATTACTTTCTGTTATACTTATTTTTGCTTTTCTTGCTAAAATATATTGTTCATATATTATATTCTCAATTGAGTTTGTCGCAAAGAACTTAATTATAAAAAAAAATCTTCAACATCTACTTCAATTTCTTTTTCGTTTCCACAATGAGGACATTTTATATCAAAATTTAGTTCTGCACCAAAATCATTATCAGTAAACCAATCTCTTACTTTATCATATACTCCTGTTGGTATATTTTCTAATAGATATTTTTTATCAGTAAAAGGTACATCTGTGCTTTCGCCTTCTGGTGATATAATACTAACAATTGATGCTGCATGAGATGAAGTCATTAACTCCGTCATATATTGCAAATCACTAACCTTATGGTTTAGTGTTTTCATTATTCTATCTTGTTCTTTACGGGTTATGTGTTTCAAACGAACTTTTATGTTTTCGTTTAATTCAACAATATCATTTATTTCTTCTTGTTTCTTTTTTACTGGTACATCATCTAAGTTGAATGTTTGTAATGATTGTGAACTACATTTAGGGCAAGTATATTCCCATTTGTGTATACTGCCTTTTGTTTTCTTTCGTATTTCAAGTAGTAAAAAGAACCTGTCTTGTAGATAAAGTTCTCCTATATTGAATCCTTCATTTAAAACAGATGAAGTTATTAGTTCATCCAATGCTACTTGAATCTTTACGGGGTTTTCTTCTTTTTCATATACAAGTAATCTTTTTAGTTGTAGTGTTGTTATTGGTTTGAATTTTATTAACTCACCAGAACCCGGTAACTCTGTTTCAAACTCATATATATTTAAATAATCCTTAAAGCTTTTTTGTTCTACTGGTTGTTCCACTGGTTTCTCTACAATTTTTCCTTTTGACATATTATTTTATTCTCCTTATAAGGTTGCGTTGTCTTGTCGTTTCATAGTATAATGTGTATATGCAAATGTTACATCAAATGCTAATGTGTCTGATGAAGCATAATCCAAAGATAATGCTCCAATTGTTTTTGGCCACGCATTATATAATGTTACTTCTAATACATACTCACCATCATATCCTAATAGTTGTAATTGTTGGTCTCTCATATATTCTGTTATTGCACCATATTTGTTACTTACAGGGTCATGTATTTTTTGTCTTTGCCAATTTTCAAAATCAATTCTAATTTTTGCATCAGGGTCAACATTAAAATTTATAGTCCAATCTTCAAATGTATGTTTACCTGAAAACTTAAATGTATTTCCTTGCCATGCCGCTGTATGTTCTTCTAAAGTAGAACCTGGTAATGTTGCTGTTTTTACCAAATATGATATTTTTTCTCCTAACAATGAATTAGGTATATTAGGGTAATAGTAGAATAGATAAGCTCTTGCTCCTCCATCAAAATTACTCTTAAATGATTGAATGTCAAATCCTGGCATTTTATTTTTCTCCTGTTTTTTAATAGTAGGGTAAAATGAATTACCCTACTATTATATTTATATAATTTTTACTATTTATGTTGCTATAGTCTGGCTAACCAATTCAGTAAATGATGCTCCAGTCTTTGTTGCTATGAATGAAAGAACTATAAATTCTGCTGATCGAGTTGCTTTCAAATAAATATCACACCATAGTTCATTTCTATCAATTCTTTCTGCTGTATTATTTGTTGCATCACATACAACCAAATATTCATAAAGACCTCTTCTTGCTTTAACATCCCTTAGGAATGGGTCAATCATATTAATTAACTGTAATCTTGTGTAAGGGTCATTAGGTTCAAACAAGAAGTATTTAGAAGCTGTACTGATTGCTTTTTCCAGAACCATAAACAATCTTCTTACGTTTACTCTATTGAATGCTGATGATTTATCCAATAATGTTTTTTGACCCCAAACTACCTTGCCTTGTCCGGCGAAAGATACGATTGGGTTTAAACCATTCTTATAAAGTATGTCACGTTGTCCCTGTGTAGGATTCCATGCTAATTTTCTTACATTATTTAGAATAGCTCTATTGAGACCGGCAGGTGCCCACCATGGGTCTGCCACATCATCTGTATTTGCGTAGATTCCTGCAACATGTCCTGATGCCGGAACCCAACGATACTTAGAGTTCCATTTATCAAATACATCCAACCAGTTTGCATACATTGCTGCGTAACTTGTGTTTGGATTCAATGTTGTTCTTCTATAATCTCGTAAGTCTGTTACTTCACTACCAGAGTTATTCACAACATCCGCTTTCAAACAGTCAAGAATTGCCATTGCGTCCATTCTTGCTTCACATATAGAGATTAATTCATTCTTTACTGTTGCGCTTTTATTTGAATCAATGAATACATTTACATCAATATCTTCTGGATTTTGATAAAGGTCATAAGCCGCGATAACTGCAGTATCTTCTTCTCCTGCAGCAAATGTTCCATTACTTCCTCCAGCCAAACTTGTATATGCTGTTGAGTATAATTCTGTTACAAAAGTATTTGCAAAAGCACTTGATAATGCTATTTTAATATATTCTGATTCTTCATTGATCACTGTTTCAGCATATATATTTTTTCCTTCATCATCAATTTTTCTTGTGTCTGTTGATACGTGCCATGTTTCAACAAGTGAATATGGTTTTGGACTCTTATTGATGTCCTCTTGGTCACAGTATCTAATAAGTACTAGAAATTCTTTACAGTATCCGGTTGTTGTACTATCCGGTTCAAGTGGTGAATCAATATCACGAACATCTTGATATAGTTCTGTTGATATACCAAGTGCTGTTGCGGCTGCTGATGCCACTTGTGAACTTGTTGAATTTACAATACTATCATATACTGTTTTACCAATAAGAGCAATTTTAATATTATTACCCCATTCTCCTCTTGAATTTGCGATAATTGCTATTTCTTTTCCATATTCAGGTTGTGTTACTGAGAATACAACCGTTTCATTACCAAATTCATCAGGGTCCTCACTTGAAAAATCATCAAGTTGATAAGCATCGGTAGTTGTATAAACCGCTGCTGTTACGGCTGATGTTGCCATTGTATGCATACCAGCAAATTTTGCATCTGGTGGCATTGCTCTTGTACAATATAATTTATTACCATATTTTAGATATCCTGTTGCTGATAAAATATCCTCATATGAATCTGTTGTTGGTTCACCGAAATATTTAATCAATTCGTCAACTGTTGAGACAAATTGTTGTTTTAGTTCAGGTCCCTTGTATGTTTCTCGCAATACAGATACACCGATAGATGTGGCAACTGCTGGTATTGTTGTTGATAAATCTATTTCTCTAACTGCAACGAGTGGACTAAGATAAAAAGCCATTAACTTTTATTCCTCCCTTATTTATTTTTCTTATTACTATTTATATAAAACTTCAATTTTACTTTATTTTTTCTTTATTCGTTTAGATTATAGTGTGAATAAGAGAATGTTGCTTGTGCTTCCAAATATGGTTCACCTTCTCTATAGGTAAAAACAACTTCACCTAAACCATTTATCCATAAATTATAGAATATTACTTCAAATATTCTTGTGCCCCAATTATCTAATGCTTGAAAGGATGCATCAATCATAAAATTACTATCTAAATCTATCCACTTTGTACTACCATTATTTATATGTCGTAACCATCTAAACAATAATCTCCAATTTGCAAAATCCGAATCTACCATAAAATTTACTGTCCAAGGTTCAAAAGACATTTTCCCTAATGGGGCTTTTACAGTACCGCCCATCCATTTACGCTCTTCCATTTCAAGTGTCGCATTGGGAATTATTGTTGAAAATATATTGAGTGTTAAATCTTTGTTATCACCAATATCAGTAGTCGGTGGTACTAAAGGAAATACTAATCTAAAGTTCTGTGGACTTGCGCTACTTAAATTATCTGTTGTACTAAGTGTCATTATTTATTCCTCATTATTTCCAAATCTTTCCATTTCACATACTATGTCACCATCATCATCAAGCCAAGGAGATACGCCTTTAATGAAAATAGATTCTGCTTCGTGTGTGTTTACTCCTGATGCACCAGATGTATACATTGTTTCTGTTCCTTGATAATCATTCCAAGCATCTTCATTCAAATAATACTTTGTAATAATTTTTTGAATAAGATTTGTATCATCTGTTGTTGCTGGTTTAAAGAACAAACTATGTATTTTGAAATTTAATGTCCATACAATATTTCTTCTTTCTTCCTGTGAATATTCAAATGATTGTTCAGGTGCGGCACTTTCAAATAATACTTTTGCGTCAAATGATTCATCAACATCTGATATATAAACTTTCATTTGTGCATATGGTTGGAAATATGGAAGTATTTGTTCCAATATCTGGTCAACTTCTGCCATATATAATGAATAAATTCTAAGTGTAATGCCTATATCAAAAGGTATAGGATTTTCAAACATAGTTGCTGTGCCTGTACCCGGTGAAGATGATGAAGTTACCATGTGGTATTTATTTTTTTGTCTAGTAGAAGAATATTCAATACCAGTAATTTCAGCAGCAATAAGAGGAAGCATTTCATATATTCTTTCTTCACTTTCTTTTCTGGCTTCTTCTACCCAATACCATACTCGTTCTTTACCACCAAGTTTAATAGGAACAGTTATATATTTTGCTACTGTTCCTGTCTTTGTATACTTAGCAATACGAATACTGTTAAACATATCAAGAAACTGAATAACAGTCTTGCGAATGCTTTTATAGTAATAAAAAGTATCCATTAAATACCACCAATACCTAATAGGTCACTTGCGTGTGGATTATCTTGTCTGAATTTTAGAAACTCTGGTCTATTAAAAAGGTACTGCATTTTTTTACCAAAATCCATACCAGGATGTTTTGATATAAATTGTTTTTTTATAGCATCAATTTTCTTTTCAAGCGCAACAACATCTTTTGATATACTAATCATTTCTTTTTTATCTTCTTCGGTATAATAATCATTCCATGTTTTGACTTCTGGTTTTTTTGGCATTACTACCCCTGCTTTCAATACCTTATCCATCATCTTATCAAAACTATCTGCTTCGTTTAAGTATTCTTTTATTCTGCTCATATTAAAAATTATCCTTATTAATTTTATCAGCTAAAACATCAAGTTGTTTTGATATTTTTTTTATATCTTTTTGAATTAGTTTTGAATCACTTGCTAAATTTATTATTCTATCTGCTTGGTCATATATCTGTGCAAAAGCCTGTGCTATGGGTTTATAATTGCCTACATAATATTTTCCCTTTGGTTTAAGTGTTGATTTTTCCATAGTACCGCCGGCACCAAGACCAAAATTTTTATCACCTATATACTTCTCATATAATTCTTTCATTTTATTCTCCTTTAATAACCATAAATACTGGTATCTAAATCTGAACCGTAATCATATATATCATCCGATTCTTCCTCTATCCATTCATTGTCACCGAATCCTGTAATTGGTGATGTCAATGTTATATCCATATCAGCCAACATTTCCTTAGCAGAATCACTTTGCTCTGCATATCTGTATGGTTTCAATATAAGTCCATAAATTTTCTTTGTCAATTGGAATATTCTGTTTCTATTTACAACACTTACAACTTCATATGATAAATTATTCCATATAACTCTTAATACATCTCCTGGTCGTGGTACAGGACTACTCAAATAATTCGTTGGAGGTGTAGTATTTCCTGCTTCTGGCCATCCATCTGACGCTGTTGCTGATACGTCTCTTGAAAATGTATATACTGGTATCTCTGCAAATGATATTGTTTCATCTGAAGAAAAACCAAGTGAACGAATTAGTCCGGCTTCTTCTGTAACTTCATAAATAAGTTTCGTTCTCTTTGATGGTAAATATTCCAAATTTGGAGTTTCACCATACAACCTATCTGAAGGAACAGTAATATCTTTCATTCTGTAGTCTATTGATATACCTGCAATATCAGTAAACTCAACTATCTTATCCTCAAACAGTTCAACCTCTGCATTATCAAGTGAAAGGTCTTCCAGTTCCCATGTTGGTTGTGTCTTATCTATTGGCATCAGTTATCCTTTTTTAATGTGTTTGTATATTTCCGGACATAAAGGGAGTATCATAACTATTTTTCTTGGATTTTTTTTGTCCTCCCAATAAGTCAAAATATTTCCAATACAAGTCAACGGTTTTTTTACTCAATTTACCACCATAAAGATGTTCGCCTTTTACTCTACCGTCCCATTTATTACCGAGTTCTTTTCTAGCCGCAGTTTCAAAATCTTTCCATGCTTTGACTTTATCTTCATTTATGTAGTCTTTGAATTTCATTACCTTATTCCTTTTTGTTTTTTGTATGCCTTTATCTCATCAAACAGGTTATTCAATTCAGTACCTATTTTTGTGATTCGTGTTTCAAAAATTCTGAAAGCTCTTTCTTCTTCATTCAGAGGTCTTTCTCCTTTCTTTACACTCTCATCAACCTTTTTGCCTGTTGCTTGTGCTGTTGCATTCATTAGGTCGTCCCATTTTCCCATTATTTTTCTCCTTATTTTATGTAATCTTTTATTTTATTTACTTTTATACCTTTCATGGCCAAGTTTAATGTTTTTACCTTATCACCTTTACTCATTTCAAATCCCGCATCATTCCATGAATCTTCAGCTTCCCAGTTTTTTAGTAAATTGATAATGAGTGTTTCAATTTCACCTGTTAATGCAAGAGCAACATCTTTTATATTTAGGTCATTTTTTGTTGGCCTTCTTTCATTTAATGTTTCCTCATATGCTTCCAATATTCCGTCATTATATTTTTTCATAATTTTCTCCTTATCCAATCAGAATCCCAAGTCCCTCATATGTTTCCTCGAGCTTCAGTTTTTCTTCCAAATCCGCCATTTCTTCTTTACCCTCACTTATTAAAGAATCTCCATCCAATGCAATACCTGTGTTTCCTATTGATGCAAAGTTAGCAAATTTTCTTCTTATATTACCTAAAGGTATTTTACATCGTGCATAAGAATAATCTAAAACCCAATCTGTTCCATAAAAATCAGGGTCAGCACCAGATGTAGGCCACGATGTTGTGTCTTCCATTAGTGTGCTACCTTCAACCATAAACACTCTCAACATAACAAATCCCGGAGAATCAACCGTATATATTGTTCCATCTAATGTTACTTGTAATGATGCACCAGATGGCGGTGCTGGTTGAATTTCTAATTGATTTGTGTATCTATGGTATTTCCAGTTATATTTGTCTGGTGTATATTTTTTTAAGGATTCCATAAAATCCAAAACTAAATGATAACCAATCAGATTAAAAGTTGTTGATGGATTTAATAATGATGCATACATACCATGAGTGTATAAAAAGTTATCTAAAGTAAATAAAGTATTGATACCTGTTTCCATACCTTGAGCATCAAAATTTAATACTTCTGTAACTCCCATAGGTAAGTCATATAGTTTTTGACCAGCTGATAATAACATAGTAAAGAATACTTCATGTGTTGCTTGTCCTACTGCCCATTTCAAAAACTTGTTACGAGCATAATCAATTTCATCATTGATTTGGTCAATACTTAATTCACATTTTACTACAGGCCAACCAAATCTTCTTTTAATTTTATTTCTTAATTGTGCTTTACTTACGCTCATTATTTCCTCTTTATAATATTTGATTCAGATATATTTATATAAACTTTAGTAATTAACTCATAAGTGGTCCAGTTTTTGTTAACCAAGACCAATCTTGTTCCTTTTCATCAACATCGGTTAATATTCCCCACATATCATCTTCCATTTCTTTTTTCCTGAAGTCAAATTTTTCATCCAAGATATTCATTTCTAAAAAGTATACTGCCCAATACAATGCTGAAATCATATCATGTGGTTTATCTTTACCAAAAAACTTTCCATTTTCTTCAATGAATGAGCCAAGTTCTTCAATTGTTTCCCTATGATATAATATGATACTCCAATCTTCAATAATTTTCTTCATCAATAATACAGCTTTTGTTTTTGTTCCTTTCAATGCTCTGATTCCAAGATTTGCTGTTTTAGACCCCGTATTAATCAGATTTTCATTTTCATGTTCCCACCATAATCTTGCAATAACTGCTGAACCTTCTCCATTATTTTCACACATAATATATCCATTGTTATAGTAATATGATAATCTATTTACTATATCTGAAAATTCATAAACATCTGTTGTGTTATCAAAGAATACTGCAACTTGTTTTAATTTGATAGGAGATAAACTTTCAATTTTTAATATTTGAACTGCAGAGTTTGCTTCTCCCGTTCCCTTTGATGGGTCAACACCAATAACATATACTCCGTTTTCTTCTGGTTTTTCAAATATAGCAAGTCTATTTTTTAAATCATAAAGTAAAGGTTCTGTCCAAGCATTCATCAATTTTTTCAGAACTTCGGTATCTATAACCGTATTTGTTGAACCGAGGAACTCTACAGCGAACTCTTGTGCGAACTTTGTTTTTCCTAAGTTCTTTATTTGTTCTTTTGCCCATTCATCATCACGACCTGGTACATTTTCCCATGAAACCGTTGTATGAATAAAGTTATTATTCCCACCTTCTGCTTGAACATACAGCGAATGAAATAGGTTAAACATACCATTTGGTGTTGAAATTATTATGATTTTTGATTCTTGTGAGGCTGAGATGGTTGGATAATTGGATGCCCAAAATGCATCTGCATCATGTGCTGGTACAAAAGCAAATTCATCTGCTATCAAAAGATTTAAGGTCTCACCACGAAAAGCATCTGGAGATGTTGCAGATATTAGTATTCGTGTTCCATTATCAAAGGCGATAAATGTTTTAGAGTATTCAGTAACACCAGGTTTCAGCCATACTGGAAGTTCTTCATACATTGTCTTTATTCGGTTTAGAATCATCTTAGCTGATGCTTCTTTATTACTTACAATACCTACTATTTTATCTTTATTGAATATTGAAAACCATAAAGAATATACTCCAACAGATGTGGTTTTTCCTGATTGTCTGGAACATAATGCTATATTGAATCTATTATTAAAATATTTGTTTATAAGTTCTATTTGGTAGTCATAAGGTTCAAAGAATATTTTTCCTTTATCTGGATGAATTATTTTGACATATTTCATAAAATACCATATATCTTTTGAACATTCATCTAATTCCTCAATTTGTTCCAATGAATATTCTAGTTCTTCATTGGGTCTTTTTACTTGTTTATCATCATACTTTATTGGCATACTTTTTCTCCTTTTCACATATTGAGAGCACAAAAAAACCCTCACTATATATTTATATATAGTAAGGGTTTTTTTTCAGGAGAAACTTATTTTAATTTTGTTGTAAGGATTTTATTGCCTTGTTTAATTTTTCTTCAAGTTTATTTTTACGTAATATTTTGGAACCATCAACATGGTATTCAATAACTTGGTTTT